AATTTCCATAAGATCAACTTCTTTAAGAGTTCTAACTCCTCTCTTATTTTCATTGTATCCTTGTTTGTCAGGGTCTGCTTTAAATCCTATTGACATACCATCTAATGCACCCATTTTTAAAAGTTCGTATGCTTCACGACCTTTTTGAGTACCCATAGCCAGTTGTCCTTTAACATATAAACCTTTGTTGTCTTCGTACATATCAGTAAATATTCCGATAGGTTCGTCAGTTTTATGTTGGTATAACATTTTTACTTTAGAAGCTGGTCTTTTAGTTAATGATTTAGTGAAAGCACCTTTTTTCATAATATCATTACCTTGATCTTCGTTTCCAAAGATAGAACCATAACCAGTAAATACACCTTGTGCATCTGATTTGATTTCTGTTTCAAATGTTAAATGTTTTAATTCTGTATCACATTGACAAATACCATCGTCTTGACAAACGCAAACACTTTTCTTTTTAGGTTTCTTGTGGTATTTATCTTCTTCTTCTCCATAACCTTTGCTAATAGCTTCTTCATAAGCATCATGAGTTCCGCATGGCATATAAATAGTTTTACCATCTTTATCCATTTTATGCGTTCCTACACAACCTATTTCTTTTGCTTTTTCTTTAGCATCATCTATGTTATCGAACTGATCTTCTGCTCTTGATACTTTTTGCATATCATCTTCTTCCATAGCACTTGTGTCTATGAATGCTTCTGATTCAGGTTTCTTTGGTTTAGCATTAGAGCCATCACCATATTTTGCTTTAGAAGATATTACATCAGTTAAACTTTTAATAGCATCTCCCATCTTTTCAATATCACTCATTGAATATTCCTCCTTTTTGTTTTTAAATTGAGAACTACATACTGCAAGTCTTTGATCAGCATTGGGATATTCGCTAGTGCTAGTTTCATCACGCATACATCTTGACATGAAATCCTCTCGTTTCTCTTTATCTTTTGGTTTTACTAATGGCATTACTTACCTTTTTTTATTTTCATAATCTTGTTACAACATTTAGTGAACCATTTGTATTTATCATTTAATCTACATAATGCTATTCCGATTATAATTCCTATTACATATTCCATATTATTTCTCCTTTATTGAAAGTCAGGTGTTCTATAAATTACAGCACACCTACAATTAATTGTTTCTGCTGGCGAACCTTTTGGATCTCCAGGATATTTTAATCTATCTCCACCTACGACAAAATTAGCTTCTAATGGAACTGTTTGTCCTGCCGCAATAGAATGTGTTAAACGAGTACGAGCATCTTGGATTGCTACCCATTCTTTGTTTGTGTTTGAAATATTCATATTGACTGCAACTTGCTCATTAGCAAAAGATGCAACTCTATGAGATTCAGTTCTTGATATAAGGTTTGCTCTATATGCACCCATACCTAAAATCATGTTTCGTAAAGCAACACTTGTTTCTTCAGTAGATAACCCATCATTATAAGAATTAGAAATTACTTTCGCCATTCTTTTTCTAGTTGTTTCATCTATTTCAGTAACCCAAGTCGCAGTGTTTTCATCAATGAACTCTGAAAGTGCTTTATCAAAATCATCATCAAATGCTTTTAAGAATAAAGTTCCTAAAGCATAATCTCTAAATGCGTTTCCTATGATAGTGTATTGTACTTTAAAAATTAATCTCAAAGTATCTGCTTGTTTTCTTAACTCCATATCAAGCATTATCTGACTACCATTTCTATATGCTTCTTTAATTCCTGTAGCATATTGTTTAAAATAATTTTTTAAACTATTTGACCATTGTTTTTCAAAAGGTCTTCTTAATCTATCTTGTTGATACCATGTTCTTTCTTTAACACCTTTAAATATTTTTAATTGTTTTGAGTTATAAAACATTAGTGTATCGTTGTGTTGATAGGTGTTTTTAATTCTTCTATTTCTTGCAAACTATCAAAAAGTTGTTCAGGTGTAAAATCTATGCTTTTAGTTATAGCAATATAAGAAGCATGATTTAATGCGTCTTGTCTATCATCAAAGTATCCTACAACTATTTTAACTTGATATTCATCAGTCTTTGGATTCTTTTCTATAAATAATCTTGATTCTACACTCACGTTGCTAAAGGGTGTCCGCTTGGCAATAAGTCCAAGTCAAACTTCCCTCTCCTAAATTTTCCTGTTCTGACAGCAAATAAAAAAGCATTTACTCTGGCGTAAGCCCACTGGTCTGCTGAGGTAACACTCGGTCTAACACTTCCAGGATTGGTATTATAAGCTCCAACTCCTCTTCTGAAGACAGCAGATAGCATTCTCAATGTAACTCTTTTGCCTTTTTTGTCTCCATGCTTTTCGTTGTGATCTTCAACCTTTTTAGCCAAACCTTTTTTAACTGCAGCTGAAATTGCTTTTTCTTCTATTTCCAATTCATAGAATTTATCTGCTTCTCTGTTTAATTGATCCCTGACCTTTTTAGACCAAGTAAATCCTGCGTCTCCACCCCATAAAGCCCAAGCAATTCTTCCGTTAGACGGATAACCCTTTTCTCCTGGTCTGAATCCATCGGCTCTCTTGTCAACCTCGTGCCTGCTGAAAAAACTAAACATTCTTCTGACTGTGCTAGGTGATAAGCTAACTTTGTTAATAATCTGATTTGCTCTGGTAGCTCCAATTCTTGTTCCGCCTCTGCCGAACTCTTTTCTCCAGTCTAATCCTTTTCTTGCTTCTTCTGCCATTCCATCGGTAGGAGTTGTGTTTATATCGGATATTGCTTTTATTATTTCATCTGTGTCGTTATCGTTTTCAATAATCTCGTTGTCATCGTCCTGAAGTTCTTGAGGAACTTCTTCTTCTGGAATATCCTCTCCTCTGTCTTCTGCATCGGTTTCCTCGTTGGCAATATTTAACGGCATCAGGTTTGCCGGTACCATTAAGCTGTCAGCACCATCAATCGGTTCATAACCCAACTGTTCTCTTGCTTCGTTACGAGTTAGAATACCATCTTTAACTCCGGCAGTCACAGATTCAAATACTCTTTTTCTTTGTTCAGCCATAGCTGGTATGGAATCAATGTCATATCTTAACTCCAGTGCCTCATCATTAAATTGTGGTATTAACCATTCATTAAGATCGCCTTGAATTTTATCCAGTAGAGGAATAATTGTTTCATTGTATAATGCAAGTTTAGCTTCTGCAAAATTAGAATAAGTTTGCGCATCAGGAATACCTATAAGCTGACTTGGTACACCATAAACCAGAGCTATGTCCTTTGCTGACATATTTTTTAGTTGTATAAAATCCATGTCCTTTGGACTTAAACCCATCTCTTTCCAATCAAAATCCCCCTCTAATAACATAGGTCTTCCTGCATTATTAGTTCCTGAAAATCTTGAATTAATATCTGATTGTAACTGACTTCTTTGGTTTTCTGATAACTGAACATTACCACCTGTTTCATCTTTAGGATTAAAGATAACAGCACCACTAGGTCTAGCACCATTCTGTAATAAATTCACATTATGTTTGTTTGCCAAATTATGTTGGTCAATATCAACTGAACTTGCTTGTATTGGCGACATACCATAATAGTCATCAAGAGGATTAAACATTTTAATATGTTTTATTTTAGAATCTCCTGTTGCTTGATCAACTTCATATCTTTCTACTGTTTGTCCTGAAATAATATAATCATAAGCAGTAGGCATTGCTCTTTGACCTGTTTGTATTTTAATTCTATCTGGTCTTAAATTATATAATTCTGTCGGTGGTGTATTATCTCCACCTACACTTAACATGTAATTGTTTCCTGAAATTAATAAATAAGAATATAAACCTTGAAACCACTCTACTTGCGATTGAGTAGGACTAGGATTATATAATAAATCTAATAGTGGGTGATTATCTACTTCTGCATCTCCTCTAAATAAATTTATTTTTACTCTTGAAGCATTATTTGCTATTTCATTTATACATCTATAAACAATGGCATTTTCACTATAACCCTCTTTGGCTAAATCATTGTAAGCAATCTTACTGCTTACATCATAACCTAAAGATTGATAGGAAACTATCGGTGCTTCTTTTTTCTGTATTTCTTTTTGTGCTTTAAATATATTTCTAATGTTATCTAAAATTGTTGCCATTAACTAACTCTCCAAAATGCTTTTCCTGTTCTAGCTGATAATTCTGTTAAACCCCACACCAACGCATCTAATCTGTCAGGCGATCCTGCAAAAGTGACTGGGTTGTAGTTTGCCATTTGATCCTCTAAAAATTGAAATGGTTTTATATGTCTTACTCGTTGTTGTTCGTATAAAGCAGATATCGGCTCTGCTCTCAAATATTTTCCTTTGGTTGCTCTTACACTTCCATAACTTATGTTGTTATCAACAGTCCTTATCACTCTTTCAACTAAATCTCCACCATTATTTACTTCTGCTATGATTTTATCGGCATCATACTTGTAGTAAGTTTCTACAGCTATTTTAGCCCAAGCATCAGGTGTATATTTACCAGATACATCATCGACAACATAATATTTATCGTCAATGCCTTTGGCACAAACAACAATCCCTGTTTCATTTGATTGTTTATTGTGTGTGACTGCTGGGTCAATAGACACAACAGTTCTTACTAATGCTGGTATTTCTTCTGTACTTTTTAAAAGTGCTTTAGAGATCATATTACGATTCCATAAAGCACCCTCAACATCTTCTAAAATTTCAGCAAATAACTCCTGTCTGCCCAGTCTAGTTCCTTCATATTTCTCTTTTAACTTTTTGACTGCTGATTCTGCAAGGTTATCTTGATTTTCAAAAGTGCTCCCTCTCGTGACGAGAGAATCTTTACTATTCACTAATTCTTTTATAAGTCCTGTGGGTTTAGGTGTCGTTGTTATTATTACTTGTGGCTTTTCTCCAAGTCTTAAACCAAATAATAATTGATCCCATGCTTCTTCATTCTTCCAACTACCCAGCTCATCACACCATGCCCTGTGAAACTGTGGTCCTCTTAATCTGTCAGGTTGTTCGGCAGAAAAGGTTCTGTAAATTGTTCCATTTTTTAAGCTAAGTTCTCCGATACTTCTGTTCCAATTCTCAATACTGTCTGGATCAAGGCAGCCTAATAAACCAGATACACCCTCTATGCAAGTATCTCTACCATCTCCGAAAGTTGGTGTCACTATCGCAATTCTTGTATTGGGATTTGTTAATCCATAAAAAGCAATATCCTGCGCACCTGTTCTAGTCTTACCCCAACCTCTGCCGGCAAGTATCAACCAGGTGTTCCAATCACCCTTAGGTGTTATCTGTTTCGCTCTCGCTGTCTTGCACCATGATAGGTGCTTCAGTAATATTTTTTGATTTAGAGAAGTCAATCTCGTCAAATATTTTTCTGATTTCAATAAGCTGTCGTTCTTCACTAAAGAGCTTGTCTCCGTCTTTTCCTGTAAGTTCGAGTGCATTTTTTTCTTTCCAACCTGCCTGTGTTTTCAACCAGAATATCTGTGCAACTACATTACCATCTTTTGCTTTTTTAAACAAGGCTTGTGATATGATTGCATTGGCTCTCGCCTTACTCGTGTCTAATTCTTTCCTAAAATTTTTTCTTAAAGTCGGTTCGCTTATTTTTATAATATCGGCTATGAGAGATTGCTTGACACCTGCAACCGCCAAAGCCTCAACAGTCTTGCTATCTTCCATTGTTTTTATATAAGGTGGTCTTCCTACATCATTATTTTCGTCTATCATCACTCTTTTTTATAAGCGAAAAAAATTAAAAAACCAACAAATATAATAGCTTTCATTAGAAAATAGCAGTAATTATGGCTATATTCAACAAAAAATATTAATTATTATTAATTAAGGCTAAAAAGCCTTGATTTCATTAGCTTATTTAAGTAATAAAAATTAATAAAAACTATTATTTATGTGTACTTTCCTTTATATTCTCGTATAATCTTTAGTATGAATAACAAAAAAAAAGGAGATAAAATGATAAACACTAAAATATTAGAAGTTGATAAAGATTTCTTAAGTCACAATGGTGTGTCTAAAGAACTTTTTAACTTTGATAACATTGAATATTATGAAGAATTAAATCCAGTTAAGGGTGATTCAATTCATAATGCTAAGTATGTTAAAATCGTTTTTAATAAATATCTTCCAGATGGTATTTCTAGAATTGCTTATGATAGCATGGTTATGCCAAAAGAATTTATTAATTTTGATCAACTACAAAGTGAAGTAGCAACACCAATCAGAAAGAAGGCATAATGTATACAAAAAAAGAAACAATTACTTTAATATTTGTTTTTATGTTTTTATTATTAATCCTATCTAACAAAGGAGTAATCTAATGACTACATTTTCTGATCTTAAATCTAAAGAAATCCTAGAGTTAGTTTTAAAGCAAATGAAAACTGCCGGAACTAACTTTATGACTGCTTGGGTCAAGAGAGGTATGCCAAAAAAAATAACAGGCAGACCTTACGCGAGTATTAATCTATTTCATTTATGGGCTAAGGCCGAAAAAATGAATTATGTTTCTAATACTTGGGCAGTCGCTAAACACATTAATAAGTGTAAAACTGCTGACGGTAAAAAGGGTATGATCAAGAGAGGCGAAAAAGCTACATGGGTTGTAGGAACTTTCGTCAAACAAGAAAAGCATACTCTTGTCAGAGGTAAAGATGCAGGTAAAATCGTAGAACGTGATAAATGGTCTATGAAGTTTTATCCTGTATTCAATCTTGACCAGACTACTATCGGAGATAAAGATATTCCGATACAACCTGGTGCAGATACTCTTGATTCAGTTGAGACTTATGTCAAGAATACTGGTGCCAAAGTAAGAGTTTCATCTGATAGTTGGAACCCTTTCTTATCTGAATCTTGTTTTTACAATGTAAGTCAAGATCATATCAGTATGGTTGATAAGAGTAAGTTTAAAGATACTCAGGAATCATCAGCTACTCAAAACTATTATTCTGTTTTATTGCATGAGTTAACTCATTGGACTATGCACAAAGACAGATGTAATAGAAGTTTCGTAGAAGAAACTAAAACTAAAGATGACAAGCCTGATCCTAAAGCCGCTTATGCAATGGAAGAACTTGTTGCTGAAATGGGTTCAGCTATTCAGTCTTGTAAGTTAGGTATCACTTCTAAACCTAAATTGGAATCTGCTCAATATCTAAATATTTGGATATCTAGATTAGAAAATGACTCAAATTTATTTTGGAAAGTCGCTTCTTATTCATCTAAAGCAGTTTGGTTTTTAGAAAGTAAACAACCTAAAAAACTGAAAAAAGCAAGTTAATCAAAACCTTTATAACCCCATCATCATTAATTTGTTGGTGGGGTTTTTTTTATTGCCAACTCTCGCAATTATTCGGTATCCCTTATCATACCTGTACGCATAAATCAATAAAATTTTTTTTTATAATAACCAAAATGAATAGCAAGATCGTCAAGAACTTCTCTTAATCTACTACCCATATATCTTTCTGCTATGTTTAAAAGCAATCTTGTTTGTTTTAACGAATAATCTTCTCCACATATATAACAAGCTATTGAGAAACCTTTGTTTCCTAATACAATATGAATATCCCTTAATTGCGATATATAACCTAATGCTGAATAGGAAACTTTATCTTTGTTAGATGAATCTATAAATTGACTGTAATCCCTGCCTTTCATTCCACCAATAGCACTTCCCTCAAATATTTTCCTAAAAGTGATTCCTGCCTTATGCTGATAATCATTAATTAAATGCCTGTGAAACATATAATCTAAACCGCATTCCCTTACATTAACCATCACAACAGTCGTATATTTCTTACCTTGTGAAGTTAGTTCATGTCTTTTTTGAGGAACTATCAATGGTTTTTCTGATTGATTCTTTTTCATATTCTGTTAAAAAACCTTAATGAAAATAGAAGAAGTTGATATTGATAAAATAATTCCATACGTCAATAATCCAAGAAAAAACTTAAATGTTGATAAAGTTGCTTCTAGCATAAAAGAGTTTGGATTTCAACAACCCATAGTAGTTGATAAAAAAAATGTAATCATAGTAGGCCATACAAGATACGAGGCTGCTAAAAAATTAGGATTAAATAAAATACCTGTTCAAGTAGCTGATTTATCTCAAATCAAGGCTAAGGCTTATAGGATAGCCGATAATAAACTTGCGCAAGATAACTATTGGGATTTAGACAAATTACAAATTGAACTTGATGAAATACTTAAAAATGATTATGAACTTCTGAATACAGGATTTGATCCTGATGAACTTCATAATTTACTTAATAAGGCACCTAAGATTGATGATGATATTGAAGATACAGAAATAACTGATTCTGATTTAAAAGCTAAAAATAAATGTCCAAGTTGTGGCTATGAGTTTGATTAAGTGGAATCTTACAGATATACCATCAATTAAAAAAAATAATTTAAAGGTATTCTCTTGTTTCTGTTGTGGAGGTGGTTCAACAATGGGTTATAAATTAGCAGGATACACTTCCTTAGGCGGCAATGAAATCGATCCTAAAATGGCAAATATATATAAAATCAATCATAATCCTAAAATATTTTATCAAAGCGATATAAGAGATTTAATAGAAAAAGAAATTGATAATGAGCTATACGATATAGATATATTAGACGGTTCACCACCATGCTCGGTATTTAGTACAGCTTCAACTAAGAGAGAGGATTTTTGGGGTAAAGAAAAAAAATTCAGAGAAGGCCAAAAAAAACAAAGACTTGATGATTTATTTTTTCACTTCCTAGATTTTGCTAATAAGATTAAGCCGAAAGTTATTTTAGCTGAAAACGTAAAAGGTTTAATAATGTCTAAAGCAAAAAATTACGCAAGAAAAATAATACACAAATATAAAGATATTGGCTATCACGTACAGGTTTTTCTTTTAAACTCCAAATATATGCAAGTGCCACAAGCTAGGCAGCGTGTTTTCTTTATAGGTATTAGAAAAGATATTTTTGATAAAATTAACAACAAAGAACTTAAGATGTCTTTTAAGAATCAAATTATAACAACTAAGGAAGCTATATCTGATATTCCCAATTCTAATAAACAACTTAATAAATCAACTAAACAATATCAGTTATGGGTTAATACAAGACCAGGCAAAAATTTTTCTGATGCAGCAATGAAACTTTGGGATTCAGGTTCATACTTTTCTAACTTTAAGATTCACCCTAATCTTCCTGTAAACACTATTACATCAGGCGGTTCTATATACCATTATGATATGCCGGTTAAGCTGAGCTCTAGACAAATTTCAAGACTTCAGAGTTTTCCTGATGACTATAATTTTTCAGGTATGGATTCAAAATATATTTGTGGAATGTCCGTTCCGCCATTGATGATAAAAAATATTGCTTTAGAATTGCAAAAACAAATATTCAGTCAGCTATGATAGGTTCATCTTTCCATTTGTGTTTTTTGAATCTATTTCCATCATCATCTATAAGGTCATAATAAAAACCTGTCTCACCTCTCTTTCTGAGTTTCCTGCCCTCATGTTCAAACGTTAAAGGTTTTTCTATTGTAAAAGATTCTTTTCTCTCATCTTCATCTTCAAAGCACCTCTGATTAATCCAGGTTGAAACATGTTTTTGAAACTGCTTGTCCTTAATTGAATCTGAATATCTGTTATATTTCAAGGCCAAGTCTTTTACATCAAGTTCAACACAATATTTTTCAAATCTTTGCAGCGCAAGAAACCTTGAGCCTTTCTTAGATTTTATTAACTTCCAAAAACTGTCAAATTGATCATTAATATTTATTTTAGGTATAGGAATAGGATTAGGTATAGGAGCTATGCCTTTGCCATTAGCACTAGAATTTTTATCCCATCTTACCTCAGCACCCTTTAATCCTGAAGCTGATTTCTTCTTGTATTTGTTGATTAAATATTCATGTTCCTTAACCAATCTCTTGTTCTGATATACAACCTGTTCTTTGTTATTTTTAGATGTTATTTTAAAAAATTCTGTTAAAATTGAATCAACTTTGTTGTTGCAATCGTCGGTTTTGCATTGACATATTTTATAAGCCTGATTTTTTGTTAAACCAGCAGCATTTTTAGTCCAACTAAAACACAGAAGTCTAATATATATTCCAACTGAGTGATTATCTAAATGAACAATTTCAGCTATAAAAGTATCTGTGAATAATTGCAAAGCGTGAAATTTGCTTACTTCTTCTTTCATGTTATCTCCTTTTTTTGTTAGTAATGTTTTGTAATTATATCGTTTAGCGACTTTCGTACATCTAAATAATCTCCTTTCAATATGTAATAAGGTGTTTCTAACGTTTTGCTAACGTTTTGCCATATTTTTTGTAATTTTGATAAGCTGCCTTTTTTTGCCTTTATTTCAATATAAACTATTCTTCCGCCCTTAAATTCAAGTATCAAGTCAGGACAACCTGCCTTTAAACCCATTTTACTCAAAAGTGATTTATACTTAACTGATCTTATTCCTTGATTAGGTACGTGAAAAAATCTAAATTTTTCAAGTTTTCTAGATTTTAAGTAATTAATTATAGCTATTTGTAGCTGATATTCTTTCATGGTATGATTTTATTGTTTTTTTAATCAAATTAACATAATTAGGGTTTGCAGCATAATTTTTTAAGGTTTCAACTAAAATAAATATATCAATATTATCATTTTCAATCATTTTTTGCCTTACTTGCCTAAATTCACTAAAAGCAAAGCCTTTGTTAAGTGTTTTTATGTAATCCTTAACTGAATCACATTTTGTTTCATATTTTTTTAGACCAAAATTGCTTTCTGGACTGTTAAGTGGCTTAATATGTGGCTTATTTAGGTCATAAGTCCTGACCCCAAATAGATTGTTAGCCACTTTTGAAAATCTGCTTTTACCATAATCACTTTCAATAACAGATTGAGCTATAATTATTTCACGTGGAACTATTTCATTTTTTATCATATCTTTTTCAAGCCAATCAGCACAATTATTGATTGCATCAACAAACTCTTTAGAATCATTATAAACAAACTTTGGTATATCATTTTTTACAACAATATCCTTTCCTGAAGTTGTTTGAATTATGACAAAAATGAGAATCAACAGACATAATTTATAGTTCAAAAAACTTTTTGAATTTATCTTCCTTGAAGTTTTCATACACTCTCTCTCTAACCTTTTTGTCAGGAGATTCAAGAGCAAAACACATGGCTCTGGCGATAGGATTAATCTTATATAAAATCCAGAACATTTTTTCATTCATTGAATGCTGTTCTCTGTGGTGATCAAGACACAGTGGTGTTGTAAAAATATCACAAGGCTTCATTCCCATTCCTGCACCGGAATATCTTACATGAGCTGCCTGAACGTCATCTCGTCCACAGATCAAACATGGCTTGCTTGCCACAAACATCAAGTGTTTTCTACTTCTAATAGGATTTATCAATGTCAATGTCAAAGTCTTTCAATACCTCTAAAGCTCTTAACTTATAAATTATTTCGGTATTATCGTATTCATTTTTTCTTCTTTTTTCAGTATCTATTATGAGACCTTGATGCTTCAGCTCTGTTGTTCTAGGCCTGATTGAAAAAAGACTTCTATTGGCATTCTTAGCTATCTCGGAACCTGTCAAGCCTTTAGGATATGCCTTGCCTAGTTCAACTAAAACTATCTTACATATTCGCTTTAGATTCTTGTTTGTCTTTTCCGCTGCCTTAATTGAAGTATCAACATTCCTGTGTCCAGCTCTATATGGATACTTGTCCTTAAAATCAAAACTATTTTGCATACAGTCTTATCCTTTCAAGTTTGCATTCCCAGACATTAAGAACCTTGAGACCTGAGTTTCTTAACCGGTTGCAGTTGTGTTTATCTCTCTCAACATTTCTGTTGAGCTTTTTCTTCCAGAATGAAACATTGCTTTTAGGCATTCTGAACTTGTTGCATTTGTGCATGTGCCAGAAGCAGCCATTTACAAATATAACTCTTTTAAGTGATTTAATAAAGAAATCAGGCTTGCCAGGTAGCTTAGCTTGTTTTGTAAATTTTATTCTTTTAGACCTTAAGAACTTTTCAACATATACCTCTGGTTGAGTGTTTTTTGCCTTTATTTTAGACATTATTAGTGATCTTTGTTTTTTCGTAATCATTTTAATTGTATATTTATTTTAAACATTATATGCTTAGTTTGATGAGTTTTAAAATCAAATTCATTCTGCATAGAATACCACCTTGACTAAATGTCTTTGCTCTTTTTTATTAATTTATAATAACCCTGCTTACTATTACAAATCATATTAATATTGTTTAAATAAAAATTTTTAAATTCTTTTATTTTTTTATCTGACCATTTTTTTTTAACCCATTTTTTTTTATACTTTGCGTCTTTATCGTGACCTATATTATATTTAGGTTTTAATTTTTTTATAAGTATTTTTTCCCATTTTTTAGTTATTTTATCACACAAGCTAGAGATAGCATAATACCTGTCAAATACTTTTCTATTTGTTCCAGTATATGAATTATCTTTTCTCTTATGATCTACCAACCTTTTGTTTATATTATTAGTTTGCCCTATATAAACTAATTTATTTTCGTTAAATAAAAAATAAAGATAATAAGATATATTGCTTAATTTTTTTAGTTTGTGATTATTTATATTCATATTTTTTTCAACCTTTGTACTACTGTTATTGGTTGTCCATAATTATAAATTTCTTCTGGTTTAGGCACAAAAGCAACCCACATCTTATCTCTAAACTGCCACTCATTAGATTTTAAACCTACTTTGGTTCGCATATAATCATATTCTTTCCAACCAAATAATTGATGTGTACCTAAATCTTCAAAAACATTTAGATAACAAATCGGTTCAATATTATCTCTATCTAGTTCAGATATATTTATTTGTCTTACATACCTTACTTGCTTTTCAATAGTTTTTTTAGTCATTATATAATCCACCTCTTTTATAAATTTCTTCAACATTTTCATCAGTCACTTCTTTATTTAAAATGTCAGAAACTTTTTTATTATATAGGTCAGGTTTATTATTTAATTGTTCTTGTATTTGTTTTATAAAACCATCAGCGATTTCATTTTCTCTAACAATTTTAGCCCAACACTTTTTAGCTCTAAAAATACTTTTCTTAGTATCTTCATTTGGATTTTTATATTTCTTACCAAGATAAGTTTGATCTTTTGTATGAAGACCCCCTAAATTTTTATCTATTCTAGCAAGTAATATTTCTTCTTGTTCTTTGTTAAGTGTTATAGTTATTGTTTTCATTTTATTCTCCTTATTTAGTTAATGACTATTTATGCACTATTTTATAATACTTGTAAATAATAAAATATATTAATTTTTATTAAGTTTTATAGCTCAAATGTTCATATTTCGTTCTTATATTACTTTTTATTATTAGCTATTTACTTTCATTGAAAAACAGCTATATTATTCTCATAACTAAAACAAAGGAGATAAAATGAAAGCTAAAGACATAAACATATACAAACTTTTTTCTGATACCTTCAAGGGCAGATCAATGTTTGGATTTATGGGTGCTGGAGAACTTTCTCTATTACCTAAGGTTGCTAAGCCTATTCTACAAACTAAACCAAAAATTAGTTTAGCTTCTAATGTGGAAAAGTTTATAAAAGAAAAAAAAGAATATCAATTAAGAATGGTGGTTAATAATGTCAAAAAGTAATTATATGGTCACATTAAGTTATACTGTTGTTAAGACAGAAACTTATTTAATTCAAAATGAAACTAAAGAAGATGCAATTTATATCGCAGAAAATCAAAACCAAAGTCCTAGATATGATTGTAAGTTATATAAAGAAACTGAAAGCAATCCAGAAGATGAATCAACTAAAGTTGAAGAAGTAGTTGCTAAAGGTAGTGATGAAACTAAAGATTTTAGATGGGAAGTAATAGGAGATAAACAATGAGTGAATTTAGTTTAACTGATAAAGATATTGGTAAAAAAATATTTGAGATAGAAGAAGAAAGGGTAATAACTATCAAGACGAGAGTTGTTGCTAATGATAGAGATGAAGCATTTGAAAAATATCTTGAATGTAATGATACTAGAGTTTGTGAAGAACACGAATGCAAACACAATGGAGATGATGTTATCAATCATTATGCTAAAGACTATGGCGGTTATAAAGATACCAAAGAAGTTGGAAGAATTATTAAGGAAGAATGTTTTCCTGATGATGATGAAGATGATAGTTATGATGTAAAGGAAGAATATTAAAATGATGAACTTTATAAATGATTTAAGATTTAAACTGGAAATTTTATGGATTGACCACCCACATAAGATTATGTTCGGTTTAGGTTTTATTATGGGAGCAATATTATTATGAGAAAAAAAAGAAGAGATATAGTATGGCATATTTATCATACTATTTTAGCAGTAGAACTGGGAGCAGTAGCAATAATTGAGTTTATTGAACTGATGTATAAATGAGATACGAATATAAAATAACACCTATTAATAAAGAACAAGAAACTATTGAAGCTATGTCTTATAAAAAAATGTTAAAGACTTTAGTAAATAAACACCCAAACACGATAGTGAATTGTATTTATACCAATAAAAAAAAACACTTAATTAATAAAACAATAAACACAAAAGATATTAAACAAAAGGATTAATGAACTATTTACTTGCAAATCAAAACGATATAGTGTATTCAAAATTTACAAGGGCGATCAATCCCCTTATTCTTGATGAGTGGAATTGGTCAGCAGTAATGCCCCAGCAGTTCAACAGATTAGCTAATTCTAGCTATCTCCTGACTGTGTTAGTTCCACTTATCTTTAATATTTACTATTTACTTTTATTATTTTTTAATATAATAATCCCACAAAAAACAAAAAAGGAGAGAAATGGATAAATCAAAAACTAAAACCAGTAAGATAAAAATGCTACAAATACCAGTAGATGTTGAATGGTTTGATGACTTGAAAAAACAAGCTGATAAAAATAAAAGAAGTTTGCCAAATCAAGTTAAAATGTATTTAGAGCCACACATACAAACAAAGAAAGCAAAGTAATGGAATATATAGTAGTTGCATTAGTAATTTTATTAATATTAGTTCTAGCTTCTAAAGGTAAAAATAGAGATAATGAAAATGCCCAAGCAGTTAGAGTTAAATATGAAATAACCAATTTATTGGCAGTAGTTCAAGAATACTTTCAAGCTATTGAAGAACATCAAAAGATTATTATGGAACTAAAAGAATCTATAAATCTATTAAATGCACATTTTATTATGTCGTCATCAGAAATTGAAAAACATTTTCCTGAAGTTAATAATAAAATACATATAAAACCAAAACTTACTTTGGTTAAACTAAAAAAAGAAGTTGATAAACTAACTAAAAAAAAACAAAAAAAGGAGAAAAAAGATGTTGACAGAGATAGAACACAATAAAAGAATAGGTCAAGCGATATTTCATTATAGAGTTAATTATAATAATCCTAATAAGAAAAGCCCACCTATAATGACACAAACCAAACTTGCTAAACAAGTTAATGTAACTTTCCAACAAATACAAAAGTATGAAAAAGGTGCTAATGGTGTTTCATCTTATAGATTGTTACTTATAGCTAAAGCATTAAAAATTATGGTAAGTGATATATTTATTTATGCTTATCAAGATCAAGCTGATATGAGTTGTTTGTTTGAACAACCTATGGAAACTGTTGCTGAAATAAATATTAAAGAAGATAAACCTTTAATTTTAAAAGAAGAATGGATTGTAAATGAAAACAAAAAACAAAATTAATATTTTTGATTTAATTAAAAAGGGGAAACCTATTAAGTCAAATGTTAATCTTTATACAATGTATAAAGTAAAAATAACTAAAAAAGGAGAAAACAATGCAAATAATACTAGAGGTAACTCTTACAAATAGAAGTAAGACCTTAACTGGTAAAGACCACCAAGAAGTTGCTAACCAATTCTTTAATGATTTTGGTGAGGCAGTTCACGAGGTTGTTAAACTAAAGTTTTATGAAGCCGACAGACCTGAAGAATATACAGAAACTGGTGGCAATGAAACTTGTGTTGAAACACTTAAACACCTTAAACAAGGCATAATGCCAGGGAGTGCAATATGAAAAAAATAATACTTTTATTTATAATGGGTATAGTTTTATCAAATTGTTCTACATATAAACCTTTAATAAACCCTGAAACATCAAGAGATAAATTTGATGGTAATAATATTGCAGGTGCTTATTGGAAAGATTTACAGGCTTGTAATTATATCTTTGATCAGAATACTGGTAAATTAGCTGTATTGCCTGATAAGAAAGGTTTTATAACAAAATGTATGAATGATTATGGGTATTCTATATTAAGATAAATTATGCTATACAACCCTTATGAGTGATAAACGAACATACAAATCTCATAAGGAACATGGCGAAGATATGACTTACGAAAGTGAAGTAAAGCATAGAATGGACGATAGAGGAAACTTGGACTTAACAAAACAAATAGATACTCTTAAAGCTGAAAAAGTTGCTTTATATGAAAAAGTAAAAAGTCTTCAAACTTTAGAAGATGATCATCAAAAATTAAATGGACAGTTAAGATTAGAGGTAGCAAATCTACAACAAGAAATAGAAAAAATTAAAAAAGACCAAGATATACTCAATGATCAAAATACTTTTAATATTTTAGAAAAAGATAACGAAATAGGAAGACTAATGAAAAAATTACAGGATAAAAGATAATATGTCTAAAAATGAACTATCTAACGATTTACAATTATTAAAAAGTACATTGTTAAAGGTTGTTAATAAAATTGATGGAGATGA